ATGGCAAAATCAAAAGTCGGGGGAATCTGTGACGACAGGCGCAAGATGAAGTTCCTGAAAAATCTCGCCACCAGTTCGCATGTGACAAATTCGGCGACAGCAGCCGGCGTTGCGGTATCGACCGTATATAGCTGGCGCGAGCGGGATCCGGAGTTTTTCCGGGAATGGATGCGGGCGCTGGCAGCCGGCTATGAGCTGCTCGAAATGGATTTGCTCGACCGCGCACGCAATGGCGTGGAGAAGCCCATATTCCATGAAGGGAAGCAGGTTGCGACGGTAAAGCAATATAATGACGCCATCAGTGTCAAATTGCTGCTGGCGCACAAAGAGCTGGTCGCGCTGACGCGGGCGATGGAAGGCCAGATCAATCCGGAGGAGGTGCGCGCCAGCCTTGACCGCAAACTGGCGGACATGCGCGAGAAGCTGTTGAACGGTCGGGCGCTGACCGACGAGAGGGCGAAGCGTTCGGCGTCTGGCGACGATGACTGATGGCAGCGATGCGGCGCTTTTTGCCGGGGCGGTTCCGCGTCAGCGAAGGGCATTTCTATCCAGGCTGAGTTCGCAGGAGCAGGAGGTATTCCTCTCTCACTGGCCGTTCTGGGCGCGGCCCGAGCAATTGCCGCCCGCCGGAGACTGGTCAACATGGCTGATCATGGCCGGGCGCGGTTTTGGCAAGACCCGGGCAGGGGCGGAATGGGTGCGCCATATTGCCGAAGGCGATGGCAGCGCCCGCCTTGCCCTGGTCGGAGCCAATTATGCCGAAACCCGGACCGTGATGGTTGAGGGCGAAAGCGGCCTTCTGTCGATCGCTCCGCCGAAGCAGCGGCCGGCCTGGGAGCCGTCGCTCAAGCGGCTGAGCTGGCAAAATGGCGCACAGGCACATCTCTATTCGGCGGCCGAGCCGGAAGGCCTGCGCGGACCGCAGCACAGCCATGCGTGGTGCGACGAGATCGCGAAGTGGATGAACAATGCCGGACAGGCGGAAGCGGCCTGGGCCAATCTGAAAATGGGACTGCGCGTCGGTCTGCGGCCGCAGATCGTCGCCACCACCACGCCGCGGCCGGTGGCGCTGGTGCGGGCGCTGGTCAGCGGGAAGGATGTCGTGATCACCAGGGGGCGGACGCAGGACAATGACCTGCATCTGCCAGAGGCCTTTCTGACCGCGATGGCCGCGGATTATGGGGGGACGCGGCTGGGACGACAGGAGCTGGACGGCGAACTGATCGAGGAACTGGAGGGGGCGTTGTGGACCAGGGCGATGATCGAGGGTTGCCGGGTGTCAATGGGCAAGGGTCTCGCCCGCATCGTCATCGGTGTCGATCCGCCCGCCTCTGCCTCGGGCGATGCCTGCGGGATTGTCGCCGCCGGACTGGGCGCGGACGGGAAGGCTTATGTGCTGGCCGACTGCAGCGTCGAGAAGGCGAGTCCGGAAAGCTGGGCCCGGCGGGTGGCCGATGCGGCGGAGCGTTTCGGGGCCGACCGGGTGGTTGCGGAGGCCAACCAGGGCGGGGCGATGGTGCGGTCCGTCCTGCATGCGGCCCATATCGGGCTGCCGGTGAAACTGGTCCACGCCTCGCGCGGCAAGATCGCGCGGGCGGAACCCGTGACGGCGCTCTACGAAAGCGGGCGGGTGCATCATGTTGGTGCGTTCCCGCGTCTGGAAGACGAGATGTGCGGATTGCTGATCGGTGGCGGCTATGAAGGGCCGGGCCGCTCACCGGACCGCGCGGATGCGCTGGTATGGGCGCTGACAGAACTGATGCTGGGAAGGAAGCGGGTGCCGAGGGTGCGGTGAGTGGCCTGTCGAGCTGGATGTGCTCCGCACTTGATGCGGCGCCCTCTCGGGGTTCGGATTCTGGCCTCCAGAGCTCCGCATCGAGTGCGGAGCACATTTGGTGATGGTGCCGCTGCGCAGGCAGGGGTCCATCTCGAGGTTTTGCATCGTTCGTCATGGGAATGATTTGCGCCAAGTTTTGCTACAGGCGCTCACTATTGCCGGAGGGGGTATACCATAGTTCAGGAGATGGGCCCCTGCCTGCGCAGGGGCACAACGGAAGCAGGGGAACGGAGAAAAAGATATGACATTCTGGGGAAACATATCGCTCGCCTTCAAGGGCGGGGGTGCTTCTTTGCGGCCGCCTTTGGGGCGGTCCTATATCGGCACTTATGGTGGCGCGGCTCTTTCGGGGGACGCGCCTTTTTCTTACGAGGGCCGGGTGCGCGAAGCCTATGTGGAGAATGCCATTGCCCAGCGCGCGGTACGGATTGTTGCCGAGGGGGTTGGCGGGGCACCGTTGTTGCCCGCTGCCGATCCGGTGCCTGCGCTGGTGCAGACGAGCAGCGCGGGCCAGTCGCTGATCGAGACGCTGGCGGCGCATCTGCTGCTGCATGGCAATGGCTATGTGCAGGTGATGGGCGGCGGTGAGGGCCAGCCGGTTGAGCTCTATGCGCTGCGGCCGGACCGTATCACGATCGAGCCCGACGCCAGGGGCTGGCCGGTAGCCTATGTCTACCGGGCCGGCGAGCATGTCACCCGTTTTTCGGCGCAGGATGCGGCGGGGCGGGCGGCGATCATCCATCTGAAGGGCTTTCATCCGACCGATGACCATTATGGCCTGGGCTGTCTCGGCGCGGCGGCAAAGGCGGTGGCGGTGCATAATGCGGCGGCGAAATGGAACAAGGCGATCCTCGACAATGCGGCGCGGCCGTCGGGGGCTCTGGTCTATGATCCGGGGGCCGAGGGGTCGGCGCTGACCGGCGAGCAGTTCGACCGGCTGAAAGCCGAGATGGAGGCGAGCTTTGCCGGGTCGGGCAATGCGGGACGGCCGATGCTGCTCGAGGGAGGCCTCAAATGGCAGTCGATGAGCCTGAGCCCGGCGGACATGGATTTTGTTGCGCTGAAGGAAGCGGCGGCGCGGGAGATTGCGCTGGCATTCGGCGTGCCGCCGATGCTGCTCGGGCTGCCCGGTGACAATAGCTACGCCAATTACCGGGAAGCCAACCGGGCGCTGTGGCGGCTGACGATCCTGCCGCTGGCGGGGAAGATACTGGATGGGCTTTCGGAGGCGCTCAGGGCCTGGTGGCCGGAGGTGGCGCTGGCAGTCGACCGCGACCAGATCCCGGCCTTGTCGGAGGATCGGGAGCGGTTGTGGAAGCAGGTTTGCGAGGCGGATTTTCTTTCGCCGGAAGAGAAGCGGGCGATGTTGGGGGTGTAGTTTTTTGTCTCGCGGCAGTTCGCTGCGCGAACGCCTCCGACGGGGCGGGCTAACGCCCGGCGCGCGGTCGCGCTTGCCTCGCTTCGCTCGGTTAGAAACTAACTCCGAGTGGGAGAGCCGAACCGACGCGAAGCGGAGGCAAGCGCGACCGCGCGCCCGCAGCGTAAGCGAGGATAGCCAAGCGGGCGGATGCCCGCGCCCGGCGCCTGAGGTTTAAAACGGAGTTTTAATAAACATGCAAAACGACGAAATGCTCGCCCGCCTGTTGGCGCAGGCGGAAGGCGATGGGGCTGATCTGGTGACGCTGCGCGCGATTGTCGAGGATGCGACCGATGCCGGTGCGGCGCGGGTGCTGGACCGGCTGGGGCTGGCCGATCCCGGAGCGCAAGATGATATTGACGAATTGCGAGAGCTGCTCCGCGCCTGGCGCGATGCCAAGGCGAGCGCCTGGAAGGCGGCGATCCGCTGGGTGGTGCGGGGCGTGCTGGCGCTGCTCCTGGTGGGGATCGCGATGCGGCTGGGGCTGGGGCATCTGGTGTCGTGATTATGGGAAATCGTACCGTTCGCCCTGAGCTGGTGTCGCTGCGCGACGTCTGCGACTCCGAAGGGCATCTCGCCGCGAGAGGTGCTTCGACAAGCTCAGCACGAACGGAAACCTCAAGCACCATCCGCTTTGCCGGTTATGCGGCGATTTTCGACCGGATCGACAAGGGCGGGGATATCATCCGGCGCGGAGCGTTCGGGGACTTCCCCGCTGGCAAGTCCTTGCCGCTGCTGTGGCAGCATGATCCGCTGCGGCGGATCGGCCAGATCGATCATGCCCGGGAGGACCGGCGCGGGTTGCGGGTGATCGGGACGGTCTCGACCGCGACCCGGGCCGGGCGCGAGGCGGCGGTCCTGCTGTCGAGCGCGTCGGTCAGGGGGCTGAGCTTTGGCTATCGGGTGAAGCGGGCGACGGGCGTAAATCCGCGCGAATTGCTTGATCTGGATGTCGCCGAAATTTCGCTGGTGACGTCTCCGATGCAGGCGTTGGCGCGGGTCCATCTGGTGCAATAGATGAAATTTTTTCGCACGAAGGCACAAAGGCATGCGGCTGGCTGCCCGGCTTTGTGTCTTCGGGTGATTTCCATTTTTGAATTGAAGATAACCCAGGAAAGGAATGATATGGAACAGTCTCCCGAACTCGAAACCAAGGCGGATCCGCTGGAAGCGTCTTTTGATGCGGTGCTGATTGCCGAGGAAACGCAGCAGCATGGCCAGGCCATTGCCGCCCTGCGCGGCGATGTCGATGGGCTAAAGGGGCAGGTCGACGCGCTCGGCAAGACCGCGGCGCGGCCGGTGCTTGATGGCGCGAAGGCGATGCCGGCATCGGCTGCTGCGCAGGAGTTCGTCAGTCGCTATCTGCGGCGGGGCGAGCAGGCGGGGGTCGGGCTGAAGAGCTTTTCCGGCGCGTCCGGGCCCGAGGGCGGCTTTGCCGTGCCGCAGGAGATTGATGCGCTGATCGGGGCGACGCTCAAGGATATCTCGCCGATCCGGTCGATCGCGACCGTGGTGCAGACCGGGACCGCCGGCTATCGCAAGCTGGTGACCACCGGCGGCACGCCGTCCGGCTGGGTCAGCGAGACGGCGGGGCGGCCGGAAACCGATACGCCGGATTTCAACGAAATTGCGCCGCCGAGCGGCGAGCTTTATGCCAATCCAGCGGCGTCGCAGACGATGCTTGATGATGCGGCCTTCGATGTGGAGAGCTGGCTGGCGGACGAGATCGCGCGGGAATTTGCGCGGGCCGAGGGTGCTGCTTTCGTGAACGGTTCGGGTGTGAACCAGCCGCGCGGGTTTCTCAATGCTGCGGTGACCGATGAGGCTGATGATGTCCGGGCGTTCGGGTCGCTGCAATATGTGCCGTCCGGCGCGTCGGGCAGTTTCGCCAGCGAGGATGTGCTGGTCGATCTTGTCCACACGCTGCGACCCGCCTACCGGCAGGGTGCCGCCTTTGTGATGAACAGCGCGACGCTGGCGCATATCCGCAAGTTCAAGACGGCGGATGGGGCGTTTCTGTGGCAGCCGTCGCTGGCCAGCGGGCAGCCCGCGACCCTGCTCGGCTATCCGGTGGTCGAGGCGGAGGATATGCCCGATATCGCCGCCGACAGCCTGGCGATCGCCTTCGGCAATTTCCGCGCCGGCTATCTGATCGCCGAGCGGCGGGCGACACATATCCTGCGCGACCCGTTTACCAACAAGCCGTTCGTCCATTTCTACGCGACCCGGCGGGTCGGCGGGCAGCTGATGAATTCGGAAGCGATCAAGCTGATGCAGTTCAGCGCTTCCTGAATCCGCTTGCTGCGCCTTGGCGCAGCGCGCCCGTGCCGGTCGCTCCCCTCTCTCCGGCACGGGCGCATATTCCCAAATTCTTGCGAAAGGAGTCCGGCCGTGAGCTTCTCCATTGCAGACTGGCCGGACCTGCCGGCCGCGCTGATCGCCGAGGTCAAGTCCTTTGTCCGGATCGACCATGAGGCCGACGATGCAGCGATCGAGTCATTCCTGCGCAGCGCCGCCGGCCTGTGCGAAGATTTTATCGGCCAGATGCTGATCGCGCGGACGGTCACCGACATGCTGCCGGCCTGGCAGGCATGGCAAAGGCTGAAACGGCTGCCGGTGCAGGCGATTGTCTCGGTCGAGGCGGTGGGCGCAGACGGAAGTTCGCTGCTGCTGGCGGTGGAGGATTATGCCGTCGATATCGACAGCGAGGGGCTGGGATGGGTGCGGTTGCTGGAGGAGAGCGACGCCTCGCGCATGCGTGTCGTTTACAGCTGCGGGCTGGCAGCGGACTGGGACGGGCTGCCGGCCGGGCTGCGCCAGGGGATCGTACGGCTGGCCGGCTATCTTTACGCCAATCGCGACGGTGTCGACGCGATCGGTCCGCCGCGGGCGGTCACCGCGCTGTGGCGGCCCTATCGGCGGATGCGGGTGGCGTGATGGGACGGGAATTTTCTGGGATATTGCGCGAGCGGATCCACATCGAACGGCAGGGTGAGGGCCGGGATGGGATGGGTTCGGCTGAGCCTGTATTTGACAGCGTCGGTGAGTTTTGGGCTGCGGCGCAGGCGTTGGATAGTGGCAGCGGGGAGGCGGCGGAGAGCCGCTCGGCCTTGCCGCGCTGGCGCTTCATCCTGCGGGAAACACAGGCGATCAAGCCGGGTGACCGGCTGATCTGGGGCGGTCGGGTGATGACCATCAACAGCGTGGTTCTGGAGCACCGGCTGATCCCGAAAACCATTTTGCTGGCGGAAGAAAAGAGATGATGGAAAATCTGCGGAAACGCGGCGAGATGCTTGCCGAGCAGAGGCTGAAGGGCGCCCGATCCGAAATCAGGGCGGTGCTGGCTGACGAACTGCCGGGTGATGTGCGCGTTGTCGAAACCGCCACGGGGATCGAGGTGGAGGGACGGCGGCTGCACCAGCGGTTGATCGAATATAGCGGCCTGCGCGATATCGGTTTTCTGATGCGGGGTGGGCGGTGAGCAGCGCGCTGGAAGGGGTGCAGCAGCAGCTGGTGGCGCGGTTGCAGGCGCATGGGCCGTTGATGGATCTGGTCAGCGGCATATATGACGGGCCGCCGCCGCGGGCGGATTTTCCCTATGTCGCGCTGGCGACCGGGGCCTCGCTCGACTGGAGCCACAAAAGCGGGGTCGGGCGCGAGCTCAGCCTGGCGCTGACCGTATATGATGACGGTGAAACGGCGGCACGGCTGCACCGGGTGATGGCGCTGGTCGAGGAGGCGCTGGAGCCGGGGCTGGAGGATGTTGCGGGATGGCAGATTGTGACGTTCGATTTTCGCCGGACGCGGATCTTGCGGCGGGCGGCGGGGCCGTGGAGCGGGTTGATGGAGTATCGGGCAAAGGTTTTGGGAATCCAGTGA